ATTCCTAAAAAAGGAGTCTTTGTGAAGCAACGTCCTGTAGATGAGAATGGTAAAAGAATTATTTTAGTTCAAATTGATCCAAAATATCTGTTAGACTCAGACCGCGATAAGTATTATCGCCAAAAAGAATTGGAAAAACGGGAGAATCTAATGGATTATATATCGATGGTTAAAGCCCTAAAAGAAGGCAAGAAAGCCACTCGTCCTTCATGGGAGCCACATATGTATGTTTGGTTTGATTTGGACATGATTTTGCATACTCACCCTTACTGGCCTGATCAACAAAAAGTATGGGACAAAAATGCTTTTCCCTATATCTGCGAAAAAGATGATGCCACTTGTAATGACTGGCTTGTAGTCGATGCATAATATTGGCATTCTATGTCCCCACATTGGGGTCTTAGTTCTATTGATTTTATTGACTTTAAGGCTTGGAGAGAGAGCTTTACATGCTTGGCTATGTGTGATAGCAGTGGCTATGAATCTCTTTGTCTCCAAGCAAATCTCTCTTTTTGGCCTAGAGGTAACAGCTACCGATGCACTGGCTGTGAGCTATCTACTTGGATTTAATCTATTGCAAGAATTTTATGGCAAACAAGTAGCTAGAACTCACCTTCTCATTTCTTTTCTAGTCTCTACAGGCTTTGTTCTTCTCTCTTTATTTCATTTGGGGTATGAGCCGAGTGTCCACGATGAAACGCATGGGGCTTTCGCTCTCATTTTAGCCCCTCTTCCTCGTATAATAGGAGCTTCCCTTCTCACGTTTGTGGTAGTCCAAGCTTTTGATATTGGCTTCTTTGGCTGGCTTCGAGAGAAGTTTGAAGGAAGGCAACTTTTGGTGAGACTAGTCGTATGCCTTATAGCTTCTCAGCTTATAGACACATTTCTCTTTAGCTTTTTAGCTCTCTATGGACAAGTTGCTAATCTTTGTGCTATCATTGGGGTAAGCTTTGGTTTTAAATGTATTGTCATTGCTTTGAGCGCACCTTTAGGGGCCTTTGCTTCTCGGGTAATGAAAATACCTTTACCTAACTTCCAATTTCTTCATAACTACCTATCTAGGTAGGCATTCCAATTTTTGTGTCGCAGCAATAGCCCTCTCCTGAGGGCTTTTTTTTGCTTTGCATATGTAAAGAATTTATTTTAAAGTAAAGTAAAAAAAGTGTTTTACACCTATGTCCTTATTCCCCCAGCTTGATCTAAATTATTACATTCCTCAAGACGATAAAAATTTACTGGTGAAAATGGATAGGGCTTACACCCAAGCCATTACCATCAATCAGGCATTTTGGTCTGAAGCAGACATGGACACTAGATTCCGTGAAGGTGATCAACAGCTATGGTCTGATCTATTTGGAAACCTTCCCTCATTCCGCAAAAGAGTTTTCAACTTCAATCGCATCCGCCGCGTTTGCAATATGATCACTGGCTATCAACGGAAAAACAGAAAGACTACCGTTATCACTCCTCGAGAAAACTCTGATAATGTCACAGCTGCTCAGTTTACAAAGCTCATGTTCTGGCTCATGGACTATGCTGATGGCTATGAAATGATCTCTAAAGCCTTCGATGGCTCTATTACCACAGGCATGAACTTAATCAATGTGTGGCTGGATTACCGCAACGACCCTATATCTGGAGATCCACGAATAGACCAGATTGCCTACAATTCCTTTATCATTGACCCTTATTTTCGCAAGCCAGACCTATCCGATTGTAACTTCATTTGGCTGAGACGCTTCTACACTAAGCCTGAGATTAAATCACTATTGCCTAATAAAAAAGATGAAATAGATGCCCTTCAAGCAGGAGGGTATAGAGATGGTAAGTTCCAGTTTATGCCAGAAAGCTATCAATATGGCATGCAAAACTTAATGACCTACGATGAATATTGGTATAGAGACTATCGAGAAGCGACCATTCTGGTGGATACTCAAAATGGAGATACAACTGAATGGAAGGGAAGTAAAGACAATCTTAAGGCATTTTTAAAAGCTCATCCGTCAGTAGAGGCTCTTACTGAAACTGTTCCGACCGTCAATCTCGGAATCGTAGTGCAAGGAAGGGTAATGTATCATGGAAGAAATCCATTGAACATCGATATGTACCCATTTGTTCCATTCTTTTGTTACTTCAATCCCGATATGCCTTATTTTCCATGGAGAATTCAAGGCGTAGTGAGAGGGCTTAGAGATAGCCAATACTTGTACAATAGACGCAAGATTATAGAACTCGACATTCTAGAATCTCAAGTCAACTCAGGCTTCAAATACAAAGAAAATGCTCTTGTAAACCCAAGCGATATTTATCTCTCTGGCCAAGGCAGGGGAATAGCACTTAAACAAGAAGCCCAGATGTCAGACGTGGAGGCTATCCAAGCTCCACAGATTCCCCCCTCCATGATTCAGCTTTCCGAAATTCTTGGAAGAGAAATTCAAGAAATTAGCGGTGTCAACGAGGAACTGCTAGGTTCTGCTTTGGACGATAAAGCAGGCGTTCTATCGATGCTTCGTCAAGGAGCTGGACTTACCACACTTCAAATCTTGTTCGATCAATTAGACCTCTCGCAAAAGCTTTTAGGCCGCTTACTTCTTCATACTATGCAGGCTAATTTTACGCCGGGTAAGGTAAAGAGAATCATTGGGGAAGAACCGTCTCCGGAATTCTACCATAAAGCTTTTGGAAAATATGACGCGGTGGTGGAAGAGGGCTTGAATACCTCTACTCAAAGGCAAATGCAATTTGCACAGCTCTTGCAGCTCAGAGAATTGGGGCTTCCGATTACCTCCGAAATACTCGTGGAAAACTCTACTCTCTCTAATAAACAGCAGCTCGTAGAAAATATCACTCAAGCTGAGCAGCAACAATCTCAGCTGCAGCAGCAGCAAGCGCAGATGCAAATAGAGCTTCTTAAAGCCCAGATTGAAAAACTTCAAGCCTCAGCAATTGCTGATAGTGGCCTAGGTATGGAAAGAGCTTCACGTATTCAAGAGAATAGCGCTCTCGCTGTAGAGCGTAAAGCTGAAGCTCAAAAAGATAGAGAATTAGGAGCTCTTCACTATGTGAAAGCTTTAAAAGAGCTTCAAGATATGGATCTTTCACAAATAGAAAAAATGATTGCTTTAGCTAATCAATTGCAGGCCATGAGTCAAGTGAAAGCAACAGTCTCAGAAGCTGTGGAGGAAACCAAACAAACGCCTCAAGGAGAAGTTCAATCCGAAGCTATTCAAGAGGGGGGGCCGTAGTTTACATGCTTGAAAAAGGTACTAAACATGACTTTGCCTATCAAGAAGGGCCCTCAACTCCTCCTAGATGCAATAAAAGATCAAGAAAACTTTTATTTGAATCCATCATATCTTATAATTAACCCATATGCATTCTTGGCGAATTTCTTTTACTGAATGACAAAGTTTTTCTCTAGAGTCAATTCGAGTCCATTTTTTGAATAGTTTGTTGTATAAATCGCAATTATACCCTGATATTGCTACTTTTCCTTTCACTTCATGAAGAACTTGGGCAAGCTGAATGTGTTCATCATCTGACATCTCAAAGCTATACGCATTACTATCTCCTCGTGAATCATGGGGGTACGGGGGATCGCAATAAAATAGAGTATCTGCAGCATCATAGAGTTTAATCATATCTAATGCTGGTCGATTTTCTATCTGCGTCCTTAATAAACGTTCTGCAATTTCAGGTAATTGGTCGACACTTCCTAGCCACCTAGATACAGCTCCACTCATTCCAGCTCTACTTGTTGATTTGCAGTTAGCCCATCTCCCTAAAGAAGCTGTTTGAGCCAACCCAGTCCTTACTTGTCGTGCCCTTACAAAAAAGCGACGAGCGCGTTCTAGGTTGGATAACTTTTCTTCGTGCCCTCTACAAGCAATAGAAAATTCTTCCCTACAAAACGGGGTTAATCCTATAAATTCTATCAACTTATCCTTTTCCTCTCTAAGCATACGAAAAAAATTGGCAACTTCCCCATCCAGATCATTATATGTTTCCACAGGTGAAGGATCACGATTTAATAAGACTGCAGCAGATCCTCCAAAGGGTTCACAATAATGATGACATGCTGGCAACAAGGGTAAGATAAAACTAAGATGGCTATACTTGCCTCCGTACCAACCAAAAGCAATTTTATTTTTACCTTTTTTTTGCTTTGATTTGGTTTCAGTTGAATATACAAATTTCTGATATCTTTGATTTTGTGAGCTATTTTTCAGTGATGTGTGTGCCATGACTTGCCATACCTATGTATTGGGGAATCTAAAAATCATTATGAAATTACTCCTCCTTTTTCAAAAATTCAATCGGGTTATGTAGAATATAAAAACGGCCCTCGCTGTGGAGTGTGCCGATTCTATGGCTCTCCTCGTCAATGTCAGCTCGTAAAAGGAGATATTGATCCAACGACTGGATGTTGCAGTGCGTGGAAAAAGTAAAATAATTACTTGTCACTATTCGCTCTATTTGATAAAAATTATTTTATAAGACGTATGCTCAACGCCTCGTAATTATACGGGAAACAGCAAGGTCTGCTTAACCTCACAGCAACTCCGGGAGGAGACTATGGCTAGACATTACAAACAAAGCCGAAAAGATCGTCGTGACGAATCTCGAGGCATGAAAAGATATGAAAGAGAACATCACAGACGTGATGAGCATCATAGAGATTCTCACGCACTGATGATGCCTCGTGATACAGCTGAACAAGGTAATGGAGAAGATACTCAACTTTACCATAAAGGCCGCGAATATTATGGCCCAGGCTATGGACACATTGCCAATATGCCACCCTATGCCGATCTGGGTATGTATCCAAAAGGTCGCAAATATCTTAAAACAGATGATTATCCAGATACAATTCAGGAAATTGATCGAGATAATGACTTCAACTACGGTCAAGTAGAACGTCATAGATCGGATTCAATGTATTAATGCTTAGGCCATCGGGAAAAGCAAAGAAAATTTACGACCATTTAATGAAAGGTGAAGACATGCCTAGAAAAAAGAAAAAACAAGGCTATGACGACCGGCTGGATGAATCTCTTGGAATGAGACACCGCGGACGTAAAAAACAATCCTTGAAAGCTCGAAGAGACGAGTCTAAGGGGGTAGAAAAAGCCTTTACGGGACACGCTTATGGGAAAGTTTCCACAATGGATAAGGGTCGAAAAAGATCCAAAAAAAAATAACGAACTTTTAAAAGCAAAAGCCCGAAGTCTTAATCCAGATACGAGAGTTTATGGCTAAAAAGAAAGCCTGCTGCGAGTGTTGTCGCAGTGGGC